AGACACCTGGCTTACTCCTTGGCAACTGATTGAAAAAAATGAATATGATCTTGTTGACATTTCTCTCTTAGTCAGTTATACTGTGTTATTAACTGATAATTTTAAAGATGAAAATGTTAAGATACATACAGTTTATAAAAAGGAATTTAAGTCAAACAACCAGAAGTTTAATTACATAATTGAAATGAAAAACACTCTAATAAACACACACACTATGGCTAAATTAAGCAAATCAGAGTTTGACAAAAACTACATTCTGCAATATACTACCCATATACAAGAACTGATAAATACAAAGAATTAATAAGAATAAGAATAGGAATATAATGGAATTGAATACGTCTAAGGAACAAATTATTAACACATCTGCAATTAAAATTAAGAAAAGAGACGGAAGGTCAGAACCTTTAGACATTGACAAAATTCATTTTGTTGTGGAAGAAGCCTGCGAAGGACTAGCAGGAGTAAGTTCGTCACAGATAGAGATTAACGCCAACATACAATTCTATGATGGTATGACCACAAAAGAAGTTCAACAAATATTAGTGCGTTCAGCAAACGATCTCATATCATTAGAATCACCCAACTATCAATATGCCGCGGCAAGATTACTTTCATATGATGTGCGTAAAGAAGCACACGGTCAATATGAATATATGCCTTTGTTAAAATTAATTTTAAGAAATATTAAAGCAGGTGTGTACGATAAAGGCATTGTGGAAAAATATAATAAATCAGAGATCAAAAAGATGAACACATGGATCAAGAGAGAAAGAGATCTTGATTTTACATATGCAGGTTTAAGACAAGTAGTAGACAAATATCTTGTACAAGATAGATCATCAGGAGATTTATTCGAAACTCCACAAGACATGTACATGATGATTGCGGCAACACTGTTTGCAGAATATCCAGCAAAAAATAGAATGTCGTATGTTAAAAAATACTATGATGCTGTATCAACATTTAAGATTAATATTCCAACACCAGTAATGGCAGGAGTGAGAACTCCTATCAGACAGTTTGCTTCATGTGTACTGATAGACAGTGCCGATACATTGTCTTCAATTTTTTCAAGCGACATGGCAATAGGATTGTACGTTGCCAGAAGAGCAGGCATAGGAATTAATGCAGGACGTATCAGAGGCATCAATGCAAAAATAAGAGGTGGAGAGGTTCAACACACAGGAGTGATTCCGTTCCTTAAAAAGTTCGAATCAACTGTGAGATGTTGCACCCAGAATGGAGTACGTGGTGGATCAGCAACTGTACATTTTCCAATATGGCATCAAGAGATTGAAGACATTCTTGTGCTTAAAAATAACAAAGGCACAGAAGACAACAGAGTGCGTAAGTTAGATTATTCAATACAGATTACGAGACTGTTCTATGAGAGATTTATGAACGATGAAGACATCACATTATTCTCACCACACGATGCACCAGGATTATATGATGCATTTGGTACCGACAAGTTTGATGCACTGTATAAAAAATATGAAAAAGATTCATCAGTTAATAAAAAGACAATACCAGCACAAGATTTATTTTCTGATTTATTAAAAGAAAGAGCAGAAACAGGACGTATCTACATCATGAATTTGGATCATTGTAATACGCACAGTTCATTCAAAGACAAAGTATCAATGAGTAATTTGTGTCAAGAGATCACACTGCCCACAACACCAATCAGTTCAATAGATGATTCGCAAGGAGAAATAGCACTGTGTATATTGAGTGCAATCAACGTTGGACAATTAAACAACCTTGACGATTTAGAAAACTTATGTGAATTGGCAGTTAGAGCATTGGAAGAAATTATAGAGTATCAAGATTATCCTGTGTTAGCGGCAGAGCTATCCACTAAATCAAGAAGAAGTTTAGGTATAGGATATATTGGATTAGCACATTACCTAGCAAAACAAGGACACAAATATCATGATAAAGGTGCTTGGGATTCTGTGGACAGATTGTCTGAAGCATTTCAATTCTATCTATTAAAAGCATCTAACAAATTAGCACAGGAAAAAGGTGCTTGTGAAGGATTTAAACAGACAAAATACGCAGACGGTTTGTTGCCAATTGACCACTACAAAAAAGAAGTGGACGAGATCGTGCCACACAAACAGAGAATGGCATGGGAGAGTCTGAGGAAAGACATCGCCAAGCATGGACTAAGACACAGCACACTGTCAGCACAGATGCCAAGTGAGAGCAGTTCAGTGGTTTCAAACGAGACCAACGGTATAGAACCACCAAGAGCATTAATGGCAATTAAGAAAAGTAAGAAAGGTCCACTGAAACAGATAGCACCGGGCTACCCTAAACTAAAGAATGCTTACACATTGCTTTGGGACATGCCAAGCAACGAGGGTTACATCAATGTTGTAGCCATGATGCAGAAATATTTTGATCAAGCCATATCAGGCAACTGGAGTTATAATCCCACACACTTTGAGAACAACGAAGTTCCAATCTCAGTGATGGCACAGGACATGCTGACAGCATATAAACTTGGTTGGAAAACAAGTTACTATCAAAACACTTACGACTTCAAAGGTGAGGAAGAAGATGTTCAACCAGCAGGCATAGATGTAGAACCTGCACAACTGAATAACGAAGCAAAAGTTGAAGAACAATTAGCAGAGTTAGAAGATGATGAAACGTGTGATGCGTGTGCAATATAAATACGAGTATGTCAAAAACAGTATTCAATAAACAAAAAGTAGATTATTTGAAACAACCCATGTTCTTTGGTGCGGACTGTGGCATACAGAGGTATGACGATTTCAGATATCCACAATTTGATAAACTTAATCAGACCATGATTGGATATTTTTGGAGACCAGAAGAAGTTTCGTTACAAAAAGACAGAGCAGATTACCAATCATTCAGACCAGAACAGAAACACATATTCACATCAAATTTAAAATATCAAACACTGTTGGATTCAGTGCAAGGTAGAGGACCAAGTCTTATGTTCTTGCCATATGTTTCTAATCCAGAACTGGAAGGATGTATTGTTACTTGGGATTTCTTTGAAACAATACACTCAAGATCATACACACACATCATGAAGAACATTTATTCAGATCCTGCAGAAGTGTTTGACACCATACTGGATGATAAAGAAATATTAAAGAGAGCAGAATCAGTAACAAAAGAGTACGACAAGTTTGGCAAGATGGCATTAGACTATCAAGTGGGCAAAAAAGTGGACACACTTGATTTAAAGCGACAATTATATTATGCAATGAACACTGTGAACTTGTTGGAAGGATTAAGATTTTATATATCATTTGCTTGTACATTCGCATTTGGCGAGCTTAAACTGATGGAAGGATCAGCAAAGATACTTTCATTGATTGCTAGAGACGAAGCAACACATTTAAACTTGTCTACCAATGTTATCAAAGCATGGCAAAAAGGAGATGATCCTGAAATGACCAAAGCAATGAAAGGCACAGAGAAGACTGTGATACAAATGTTCAAAGACTGTGTGGAAGAAGAAAAAGCATGGGCAAAACATTTGTTCAAAGATGGATCAATTATAGGTCTTAATGAAAAATTACTAGGTCAATATGTCGAATGGATTGCTAACAAAAGATTGAGAGCATTAGGGTACGATGCTGTTTACGATGTATCAGCATCTCAAAATCCATTACCTTGGACACAGCATTGGCTGTCGAGCAGAGGCATGCAGGTGGCTCCCCAACAAACTCAAGTTCAATCTTACATAGTTGGTGGCATCAAGCAAGACGTGAAAAAAGGCCAGTTCAGTAAGTTCAAACTTTAATAGGTTTCAACTTCAGTCTGATAAATAGATGTATGGGTTACATCTATAAAATAACAAACACAGTCAACAATAAATCTTATATCGGTTATACAACCAATCCACGAGCACGATGGGAAGGACACAGACACAACCAAGGTAGTGCTTTAGTATTTCAAGCAATCAAAAAATATGGACTAGATAAGATTGAGTTTAAAGTGATCGCAGAAGACACAGTGGACAACGAACAGCGGTACATAGAGAAACATAACACTATGGCACCGAACGGATACAACCTCACAGAGGGAGGTAGCCTACCACCAAATCACAAGGGCAAGACCTACAAAGAGATATACGGTGCTGACTGGAAACAACAAGTACAAAAAAGAAGATTAAAACAAATAGCAAGAGGAGGGCACGGACCCATGGCTCATACCGAAGAAACAAAAAAGAAAATTAGCAAAGCGACCAAGGGAAAAAACAACCCCATGTATGGAAAAACACAATCATCCCATACAAGGAAATTAATTAGTGAAAGCAAGAAAGGTAAAGGAGTTGGTGACAGAAATCCAAATGCAAAACAATGGGTTTTGATTTCCCCCGAAGGTAAAAAATATCATATTGAAGGGACATTGAAAGAAAAATGCTTGGATTTGGGATTAAGTTATGCTACAATACACGCAAGTCATTTATATAACCGACCAATGAGATCAGGATGGCAAGTATACACCAAATAACAGACGCAATTTTACCTTCTATTGACAGCACACAATTGGAAAGCATTCAGGATAAATTAGGATGTACGAATTCAATAGAAATAGATATAACCCCCAAGCCACACGCTGTAGAAAACGAATGCCATACCAATGTGCTTCGTCAAGTCAGATGGTATGGAGGAGAAAAAATTGAAGGTTATTACGTGGCAATCAGCCAAAAAGAAAACAAATGGGTAGCAATCAAACACAGCATCTGGAGAAGAGATGACGATTTGATCGATGTGACCCCAACTTCAGACGACAGGACAAAAAACGTTTTCATATGGGGTAATAAAGAGTTGTCATCTGCTGTTTACTTTGATGGGAATAAAATAGTACACCAGCAAATTTAAGTTATAA